GTCACTTGAAACAACAGGGACTAGTAGAAAGTTTCAATACGCACCTGCACCATATGATTTAGAATTTGAATTGTCAATTCTAGCATACAATCAAAATGATGCTTTACAAATTATAGAACAAATTTTACCTTACTTTCAACCAGAATACACAGTTACTATGAAGATGATCGATGACTTAACAGAAGTCAGAGATGTGCCTATCGTTTTAACAGGTGTATCGATGAATGATGATTATGAAGGTGACTTCGAGACACGAAGAACTATTGAATATACTATGAACTTTACTATGAAGACATACTTCTTTGGACCTATCTATACAGGTAATATCATTAGAAACGTTATCGAAAGAGACTACATTAATGATAGTTCAGGTCAATTCACTACATCACAAATTGATGAATCTGGTCTTGTTAAAGAAGTTAAACATTATGAACCTGCCTTTGGCGAGTTATGTAATCCAGTAGAAAACTCACAAACAATCACTTTCCCAACTGCTATAAATAGTAAGATAAGTGTTGATGATGAAGTGTTCTATACGGGATATGAGGGAACTAACCCCCTAGTCTCTAGCATTGCAAGTGATAGATTGTCTATTACTATTAATCAAAACGTAACTATAGATAATGCTAAGACACTTATGTTTGTTGGTTCAGTAGATCCATCAGACACGTTTGTTGTAGCAGAACAAGTATCCTTCTCAAACGAAGCAGGATTTACAACATACGCAGAAGATAAAGTTAGTGACGCCAGTTAAGGCATTGAAATAATTATGGAAAATGTAGATCAAAAACTGAACGATATCATGGGTATCGAATCAGAAATCAAAACAGAGACAGCAGAAGTAGTCAAGAAAGTACCTGTGAGAGCAGATAATATTGAAACAGACTATAGATATGCTAGAGAAAATCTGTACTCTCTTGTCGAAAGAGGACAAGATGCTATTGATGGCATCTTAGAACTATCAAAAGAAACTGAACACCCTAGAGCATATGAAGTCGCAGGGCAATTAATTAAAACTGTTTCAGATACAGCAGAGAAACTTATTGATCTACAGAAGAAACTTAAGGATATAGAAGGTGAGTCTCAAGTAAAGACTCAACACAATCATCTATATGTTGGTTCAACATCTGAACTCCAAAAGTTTTTGAAGAAGTCTAAAAAAAATGAAACTGAAGAAACCTGATAAAGAAGATTTATATTTCTCAATACCACACTTTGAACTCTGGCACTCAGTGTTCGATGCTGAAAGAACTCATGCTTACGAAGAGTGGATAAAAAACAACGTCAAAGATAAGGTTGTTATCGATCTAGGATCGGGAAGTGGTATATTATGCTATCTTGCATGGAAATATGGTGCAAAGAAAGTGTATGGTATAGAACTAGGCAAAGAACGTGCCGAAATGTCTAGACGTATATTACCAGACGATATAGAAATAATTACTGGTGATATAGAAACTCATGAACTACCAGAATGTGATATCTATCTACATGAAAACTTCTCATCTAACTTAGTAGCAGAGATTGGTGTGTTCATAACTGAGAGAGCAGTGAAAGAGGGATGGGCAGACAAAATATATCCTAACATGATGACATTATATGATGTTGATATTATTGAAGAAGAAAGACTACAAACAAAAATCGATCCAAATACCTATGAAGGTGGAACACAAGAGTTTATAGAATTACTTGAACTAGAAGGTGTATTACCAGATAAATTTGGCACTAGATTAAATACTAATATTAAAATTAATTCTAAGGTATGGGAAGGTAAATTCATAGATTTATATAATGACTACGGTCCTGCACTAACTAGACCAGACTTAAATTATCTGGGTTGGGAATCATCTTTTGATGGCAAACATATTATAACAAACTTTAGTGGAAAAGAAACACACTGGAACATACACAAATGGCGTAAAAGATTAACATCTTTTTCACCAGATGGTGCTGAAGAATAATGAAACCTAAAAACGAAGGATACTTAGGGAATCCACTGATTAAAAGATCTGGTGTAGAAATACAATACACCAAGGAAGAACTAGAAGAATACATGAAGTGTTCAGAAAATCCTTCTTACTTCATTGAGACATATACACAGATCATTTCATTAGATGAGGGTATGGTACCCTTTAAACTTCGTGGTTATCAAGAGAATCTAATAGACTTTTACAATTCTAATCGTTTCAATGTAGTACTTGCATCACGTCAAAGTGGTAAATCAATAACATCTTGTGCATACTTATTATGGTTTATACTATTTAATCCAGAAGTTACAGTGGCAATTCTTGCTAACAAAGGTGCAATTGCAAGAGAGATGATTGCTCGTTTAGTTACTATGCTAGAATCAGTGCCGTTCTTCTTACAACCTGGTGTTAAGATTCTTAACAAAGGGTCAATTGAGTTTGGTAATGATAGTAAAGTTGTTGCCGCGGCAACATCATCAAGTTCGATTCGTGGTATGTCAATCAACTTACTATACCTCGATGAGTTCGCATTCGTAGACGATGCAGAGACATTCTATACTGCAACATATCCCGTTGTTACATCTGGTAAAGATTCTAAAGTAATCATTACTTCTACTGCAAATGGTGTGGGTAATATGTTTCATAAGATATACGAAAGTGCTATTCACGAACAGTCAGAGTATAAAGCATTTACTATTAATTGGTATGATGTGCCAGGTAGAGATGAAGCATGGAAGAAAGAAACTATTGCAAATACTTCAGAAGCACAGTTCGAACAAGAGTATGGTAACAGTTTCTTAGGAACTGGTAATACACTTATTAATAGTAATACATTATTGGGCATGAGAGCAGAAGAGGCATTCTGGAATAAAGATAATGTAAATGTATACGAGAGACCTAAAGAAGGTCACACATACGTCTGTACAGTAGACGTATCAAAAGGAAGAGGATTAGATTACTCAACGTTTAGTATATTTGATGTAACGACACAACCATTTCAACAAGTGTGTACGTATAGAGACAATACAGTAAGTCCCATGCTATACCCAGATTTACTAAATAAGTATTGTAAACCATATAATGATGCATTAGTTATTATAGAAAACAATGCAGAAGGTGGCATGGTAGCAACTCAGTTGCATTATGATATAGAATATCCTAATGTCTTTGTTCAAGGCATGACTAAAGCAGATGATATTGGTGTTACGATGAGTAGAAGAATCAAACGTATTGGTTGTTCTACTATGAAGGAGTTGCTCGAAGAAAATAGATTAACGTTACGAGATCGAGCAACAATAACGGAATTGATGACCTTTGTAAGTAAAGGTACATCATTCGAAGCAGATAAAGGTTACCATGATGATATGGTAATGAATTTGGTACTGTTTAGTTGGTTTATTACGACAGATCATTTCACCCATTTAACTGATAAGTTAGTAAAGAATCTGTTATATGCAGAGCAACAAAAACTTATAGAAGATGATTTATTACCACCAGGGGTGTTCGGAAATAGTTCAGAACAAGAATCCTTTGTAGATAATAGTGGTGATAGATGGTTTTTAAGTGGTGATGAGAATTAAAGGATTATAAATAAACTAGTATCAACTTTTACATTAACAGGAGAAAAGTATGGCATTTCAAGTATCACCAGGCGTTCAGATCAAAGAGATTGATCTATCGAATGTTGTTCCAGCAGTGTCCTCTACAGTAGGGGCGTTTGCAGGTGTATTCCAATGGGGTCCTGTTGACGAAGTAAAAACAGTTTCAAGCGGACAACAATTAGTTGATGAGTTCTACAAACCAGCAGACTCAGACTTAGGGACTGAAGACTTTTATTCAGCAGATTCTTTTTTAAGATATGGTTCTGCTCTTAAAGTAGTTAGAATAAGTAATTCTGCTATGAAAAGTGCAAACTCATCTGGTGCTTCATCGGCACTTCTTAAAAACGAAACGGATTACGAGTCTACCTACGAGAGTGGTGGACAAAACGGAACAGTGGGAAGATGGATATCAAAATATGCAGGAGTCTTAGGTAATTCACTTCAAGTTTCTGTATGTGCATCTAACAACGCATATTTCAACAGTGGTGCATCAGCAATCAATAACGCAGACGGTTATGATGTTGGCGCAACTACAGTCACGGTTGATGCAGGGGCAAATTTCGTCGTAGGCGATATCATTAAGTTTGCTCATGCTCAAAAATATAAAATAACAGACATCGCCTCTAACGCACTTACCATTCAAGCAATTGGTGAATCCGCTGGAACCGGGTTACTTACAGCAGTTGCAGATGACGAGTCAGTCGACAGATGGTGGGAACATTACGCATTATTCGATAAAGCACCAGGAACTTCAGCACATGCTGAAAAACTAGGAGCATCAAACGACGAACTACACGTAGTTGTAGTAGACGAAGATGGTGCTTTCTCAGGAAGCAAAGGTACAGTATTAGAAACACACGGTTTCTTATCACTCGGTTCAGATGCTAAAGACGAACAAGGCGAATCAAATTATTACAGAGACGTAATCGCAAGACAATCTGGTTACGTATACTGGACAGGTCACTCAACATTATTGATGGGTACAGGTAATGAAGCACAGCATAGAACACTGTCAACATCAGTGAGTACTGCATTCGTACAAGAAGCAGAACCAATCAATGATTCATTATCCGGGGGTGCAGATGCAACAGCACCAACAACAGTAGAAAAAATTAGTGCATGGGATGCCTTCTTTGCAGATGCAGAGACACAAGACTTTTCATTCTTAGTCATAGGTTCTACTAGATCAAATAATGGTGACACAGTTTCAGATCATAACACATTAGTAAACAGTGCAGTTTCATTAGCAGAATTAAGAAAAGACTGCTTAGTAATCGCATCACCAAGAAAAACATCTATTGTAAATGTTTCATCCGAAGCAAGTCAGTTGGCGAATGTCGAAGCAGACTTCACTAACGTAACTTCAAGTTCATATCTAGTGATTGATTCAGGTTGGGTATATCAGTATGATAGATTCAACGACAAATATGTATGGGTCCCAGGTAACGGGCATACAGCAGGAATCATGGCAAGATCAGACTTACTACAAGATCCTTGGTATTCACCAGCAGGATTCAGTAGAGGTCAATATTTAGGAATCACTAAACTTGCTTTCAATCCAAAACAAGCATCGAGAGATGAACTATATAGAAAGAGAATTAATCCAATCGTTACTTTCCCAGGACAAGGAACTGTTCTATTCGGAGACAAGACTGGATTAGCATCACCTTCAGCATTTGATAGAATCAATGTTAGAAGATTGTTCATCGTACTAGAGAAAGCAATCTCAATTGCCGCTAAAGCACAACTCTTTGAATTCAATGACGCATTCACAAGGGCACAATTTAGATCAGCAGTTGAACCTTTCTTAAGAGATGTAAAAAATAGACGTGGTTTAATAGATTTCTCAGTAGTTTGTGACGAATCAAACAACACTGATTCAGTCATTGACAGAAACGAGTTCGTATGTTCGATCTTCGTGAAACCTGCTAAATCAATTAACTTTATTACTTTGAACTTTGTAGCATCAAGAAGTGGTGTAGAGTTTGAAGAAATCTACGGAGCAGTATAAGGGAGTAAAACATGGCAACAATAGATCAGTTTAAAGCACAGTTAATCGGTGGTGGCCCAAGAGCAAACCGATTTAGAGTTTTTATACCAAGATCTGGCAATAAGATTGAGTTCTTATGTCAGGCCGCACAAATCCCTGCCGCTACAGTAGGTGTTGTTGAGCAAAACTTTAGAGGACACATTCTGAAACTCGCAGGAGACAGAACCTTTGAACCTTGGTCAGTAACAATCATTAATGATGTAGAGTTTTCAGCAAGATCGGCACTCGAAGAATGGCAAACAGACATTCAAGAGTTAGATTCTGGTGAAGGTATGACATCATTAGATTACTTAGTAGACAGAGCATTTGTCGAACAACTTAACAAAGACGACTCAGTGTTAGCAAGATACGAATTCTTTAACATGTTTCCAACTAGTATTGGTGCAATTGACTTATCTTATGAGACAGTCGATGCATTGGAGACATTTGATGTTGAATTCCAATACTCACACTGGAACAGAGTCGTTTAATAAGGTGAATATCGCCCTTGATTGGGCGATATAAATATAATTATGGAAATATTTGGGTTTGAAATAACTCGTAGAAAAGACGAGTTAAGAGAAATAGACATCGAAAAGAAGTCTGCTTCTTCGTTTGTACCACCTCAGATCGATGATGGCACCCCTGTCATTCAGCAATCTCCCGGTGGTTTCATATCAGGAGGGGCATACGGTTCGTATGTCGACATGGAAGGAAATATCAAGAATGAAGTACAACTCATTCGAAGATATAGAGAAACTTCTTTGGTACCTGAGTGCG